AGGAAGTTCTGTTCATTTGGCCATACCATGTGACTCAAGACTGTCGCCTGTCAAATGCGAAGCTAGGTTTGAATCACTATAATAGGTAGGTAAACCCTATACAATCATCACTACTATGACTACTCACCCCGGTGGGATGTTCATACATATTAGTTCATATATAGGGACACAGGGAGCTAAGTCTGTGTGTCCACCCACCGTGCAAGTACCGTGCATTGTCTAATGCATAATCCTTGTATAGTGATTGTTGGGTTCGGGCCTTCTTTCCGTTGACATTATCTCGGGAGGAAGATACCCTATTTTCTTAGTCTGTAAGACTAAGAGTCGGTATAGATGTTACGTTGACATCTACTGGTCTCATAACGGGAGGTCCAACGAGATACCAGAATGAAAAGTCGTCTCCGGCTGCTTCATAATAGTCTGATTTATCTGTGGTTCCTGTTACTACGAATCGTTGCGCTGATCCTCTGCCGCGAAGCTGATCGCCAATGGTTCTAGCTTTGTATTGCCCATAATAGGGAATACTACACTCTACTGCATTGTTGACTACCCCTGCCTGCACAAATGCGGGCTCGGTAGGTGGGCGACCAATTGAGGTTGCAAACGTATCAATCATGTCCAGTGAAGATGTTGCGATTCCATTCCAAGGTATAAATGTCTTGGTACGTGTTGAACCGCCGCAAAATCTATAGAGATACGAAATTAACGATAACCAAGATTCCGGCATATATGCACCCCTATTGGTAGTTCCATCTGTTATGTAAACAGAACGGTTACCAATAGGTTGTGTCATATCGCCAGATTCATAGTTATCAAATTCCGCCGGTTGTCGTGTCACTGCTTCCCCGCCTTTGATTTCCGCTACTTTTACGAAGCGTTTCATTAAGGGTCGCAGGCTCTTGCAATATTCACCTGTCGTATAACGGGTGACATCATGTTCCGAACCGTGAGCGAGTTCCGTGTTTGACGTGAAAGTTTCGGCTGCACCATCGCTTGATTGAGCGCGTAGACCATGAAAATCTATATCTAGATGTTTCGCTACGGAGGTGGCAGTTATATCCACTGTTATCTGATTCTCATACGCAGTAATAACTTGTATTTTATTTGAATTGACCGAAGTCAATGCTCCATCTTGAACTGTGAAGTTAAAGACGTATTCGCCTCCAGAAAAGTTTGCTGGATCAAATGCCAAGTTAACAACTACATTTGTATAATAATCGTCTATTAGTGGAATTTCAACGCCTTCGAGTGCTGGCCAGGTTGTGTAGTCATCGTTATCCTGATTTATGTAAACATAGCCAAAGTCATCAAAATTTGGTGTGTCACCTACAGCTGCTGGATAAACTACCCCCATATCACTAGGGAGAGTAGCATTAATAGCAGAAGCAAGTTCAACACTAGGGTTTTGAGGAGCTTGGTCAACGGCAAAACCTCCTTGAAGCTGTATTTTGGGTACAGCAACATCGAAGCCTTTGCCAGCTCTATGCTGTAATAAAAAGGTAACTTTGTCGTTTACAGTTGGCGGGCACACGAGTTCAGTCAGGCAATACACAGCGATAACACCAATATGGGTTTTAAAAGTGCTAGCGTCATATAAGCCATTCTGATTCTTTGCCAGGGTCAGTTTCCAGGGCTCATTTGAGGTGTAAGGTACTGAGAAAGGCATGGATAGAGAATTTGAGTCTCCGTCTTTAGCTACTAAATCATAGATAATGTGGTTATTCGTAGTCATCTCCTGTGAGAACACTGCAGGAACTTCCGTTCGTGTTCTGTTGGGAAAATATACAGCAACCAATCTACCTGAATGATAAGCAGTTTTAACACAACTCAAACAATAATCCATACCTCCTCGCCAGTACTGGTACATTAAGTAAGCAAAGCTTACCCCACCGAGCGCAAAGTCTTGTCCGTTTGCATGTTGTTGTTGCATGAGACTGTTCCAAGGAGCAACTTCCCACGAGAATAATAACTTATTCGCAGTGAAATCTTGCTTAGAAACAGCGTACCTTCCAATGTAGTTGGGCCTTCCTGTGATCAGCGAAAGCGCAAGTTCGTCTTCATTAGAAGGGTTGATGGAAGAGGTGTCAATCGCGTTGTCGCTAATTTGCGCCAAAACGTGACTGGCATCTTTTCCTTCAACATTCCCCATGTAACATGCTGGTTTGTTATAAAAAGCTCTTGGCATGGTTAAGTCAATGGGTTTGGACCACCCAAAGACTGAAGCCACGCCCGCAACTCCTCTAGCAAACCAACCAACAAGTCTTGCTGCTGTCCCAATTACAGGGGCGCCCGCAAGAGTTTCACCTATGGTTCCTATGGCATTCGCAATGCGAGTCACAGGTCCTTCGGATTCACCCTCGGAGGATTGAGCAACAAGTCCAGGGATACGAGTTGGTCCAGGTGTATTCAACAGTGTGTCAATTCTCTGCTTTTCCAAGTTAAGATATTTAGCTTGGGACATTATCGACCGGTCTGTAGCCACACTCACGTTAAGGTTTACAAAGCGCATACGCACAGAAACATCAACTTCAGTGGGGGATTCAGACGCAGCCAAAGGTGCCAGTGCATAGATATTTAACACACCATATGTATTGTTTGTGTCCGTTAAGTCAATCATGTCTAGAATATTTGCATATGGAATTGTGAGCTTCATAGAATTTCCTTCTTCCAAATGCAAAACTCTGTGTGGTGTTGTTGTCACAGCAGCGAGGAATTCATTTCCTTGTGCTCTGAACTTGGTTGTAGCGAGCGATTTTGGGAAGAAAACTTTCAGCAAAGCACCCTGTTGAAAAGGTGTTGAGTTAGCTTTCACTTCTATCTCTACATCAGCGTTGAGCAACATAAAGTTGTTCAGTTTCTGGCGATGTAGTTCGCTGTTATCAAGAATTGCCTGGGGCAACAAGTACTGTTTAAGGTAACTTGGTGCTCCAGCAACGTAGTTGCTTGGATCAAGATGCATGGGGATCAGTGAGTCACTAGATGACCACTTGAAGGTATCCACCAAAACAAATCTTTCCAACATATCCTTCAGGTTATGCTGTGCAACATTATCGTTAGTATTCTCAACCAAATTCGAGGGCATAGGGGTAGAAGGTACCTCTGCCTGCATATCACTTTCAATATCAATATCACGAGATGTATCTTTGGGTGTTGTATCAATTTGTTGTTGTTGTGTAGCAATGTATGGGGTTTTCATGGGGAAGCTTACATTAGTGCATTCCCCAACTCTAGGCTTATTTTATGACGCGCCTAAACTAAATAGCTTGCGTCACAGCATTGCTGCTGACCGTGAAGATCTTCAAGTCACTTTTCGAGATATAGTGACCTAGCATACACGGATTTCGGAATCGTCGTTATCAAAAGAGTTAGTCGAACAAGCCAGCAACAAAGAACGCATCCATTTCCTTAAAGGTGGGGAGGCGTTGTTTGATGTCAGCTCTAACGAGAGCAGCATGAAGCTGGTTGCGAGCTTGATTATATTCGTTTAGACCATGGAAATAAAATTCCCTAATGGAAGCTAAACAATTCTCATACGTCGCATCCTTCCTCATACCTTTCACGTTCTTGATCCAGTTGGGCATTTCCTTACAGACGGTGACGTCAAGAGGAGCTTGGTAAATACCACTCTCGTTGAGCTTGAATTGTCTTTTCAGATATCCAATATCAGCGAGAGATCGGTATTGTACGAGTTCTCCAGTCTTGGCTTCATCGGTGTAAGTCATTCCAATAGTAGCGAGTGCTTCTGAGATGGTAATTTGATTGTACCATTCAATAACATTATCGCTAATATTGAGAACGTTGTCGTCACCATAAGCTTGCATGCTTACATGATCTGTGAAATCACAAATCATGGGCATACCTGCTTTTTCTTTACACAGTAAATATGCGTACCGCATGATTATCTGATTGAAGAGAGAGTTGAAAATGACCGTTCCGGGGTTACCAGAAGGTTGTGAGTGGTCACTTTGTATCAATTCCTCTCCAACAAGAATACGTGCGTGGCATATATCCTGAAAAAGAACTTGTCGTATTTGAGCGTTGGCTGGTCCGTCATCATACCAATCGTTAATCAAATCAAGAATTTCCCACATTACCTCAGCAAGGAGAGATCCGTCATAGTTAGAAAAATCTCCAGCTATAACTTTATCTCCATGCTGTTGTAATTTGAGAGCTGTGTAGTGCCAGTCCATACTATAGACATTAGTACCTACTCCTATTTCATTATGAATCTTGTTGCGAGCAACATGAGCCATAAATCCAAGGAAGTATTGTCTAAATGCTATGGTATAGTGCTGGGGTCCAGCAGCGAAAACTCTTGTTTTGATTTGATCAACTTTTGCAATTGGTCGTCTTTCGTCTTTGAGTGTTGCATTCCATACTACATCACCCCTCTGATTATTGCTTGCTTGCTCAATGAGTCGCATTACGTCATTTCTGACTTCATCCGAGAATTCATATGTATCATAGCCAAAATAGTGCCTTTTTCCAGGCTCTTTTTGACCGATAGAATATGGATATCCTGCAGATGTGGAGCGATTCAAAGGAGCATACAAGCTATCATTGGGGTCACCTAGTATAGCTTCTTCAAAGCCTAAAACGCGTTTGTCGCTATTACCTCCGGCATGGAGGTGCCGTACGTCATCCATAACAGTTTCCAAGATATCACGTCGTAAGGGTTGTGAAACGTTCATAATCTTTTGCATTCCTTTTACCATTGGGTCAACGAG